TCTGCGGGTACTTGTCCGAACTCCTCAAAGTCATGATCTTTCTTGCAATACGCGGACGCTTGCAGAGATGTTCCTCGGGCGACTTCATAATGCCCGCGATTTCCGAGAAGGAGACGGACGGCACGAAGACGATGGTTGGTATTGAAGATAACGAACCCTTGGAGGTGAGGAGTCCCGTTTTCTCCGACTTCGCGGCCAAACACGAGATATTTAATGGTCTCCGTCTGCCCGAGGGCACGGTAGAGGACTTCGTCGACATCAGTGTAGTTGTTCAACGTGAAACACCAGCGCGTGGATTGAGCCATCGGGAATTTTGGGATGGGAGAGAAGTTGCTAGGTAATACTGGGCTAGCAACTATTTGTGTCTCGTTCACACGAAACCCTCTCTTTCATTTAGATCAGTAATGAACACATTCGAACCAATGCCAAAATGGCTAAGCGTAAAATGCGTACACGTCCTATTGACAGGCGCTCTCGTAAGCGGTTTGCTTCGAGTAAGATGCGTGTTGGTCGAAATACGGCAGCCTACCGTAGAGGGCGTGTCGCTGGTAGATACATAAGACGATTTGGACTTAGAGGACTCGCCGTGGGACTCGGAGCACGTGCCTTGATAGGATCGGCACGCATGCTTAAAAAGGCGAAGGTCACCGAAACGTTCAAGGACCACACAACAATTGCGACGCGAACACTCGTCAGCGAATCTCTGACGAATATAACCAAGGTCGATCAGATCGACGGACGCGAACGTCACAACATCCAATTGTCAGGACTTAAAATCATTGGTGAATTACAAAACGTCATCAACGAACCGTTATACGTTAACGTTGCACTCGTGCACGTACGCGATCTAACGAATACTACGACACACGAATTCTTCAGACATGACGGCTCAGTAAGAGCAGTCGACTTCAGTACAGGACTTTCATCCATTGAAATGCATTACAGTAATTTAAATACAGACAAATATGCCGTTATTAAACACGGACGATTTCGTTTAAACTCTGGCAATGTAAACATGGAAGCATCCGGACGCACATACATGAACATCGAATGGTATTGTCCAATCAAGAGAAACCTCCAGTACGACGCCGACGCCGGAGCATCGGTCGACCCTGCGAGTAACATCTATTTACTATATTGGTGCGATATATTTCACGCCCCAGCGACAGCCGGAGCATCTCCTGCAGCACTAAACGTTGCATGGAAAGTGAAGGCATATCATCACGATAGTTAACCCTTATATAATTAAACTTTACCACAAGGATTGGGGTGGTCAGATTAGGATTGTTGGTTAGTTTATTCTTTTTTTGGGTTCCGACCCTTTCTTTTACCTAGATTCTGCGAATATTGATAACAGTGTAGCGATCAACAGATAGCTTATTGCGGTCGGGAGCTTCGTTCATGAAAACAACAACATGGGGTGTGAACTGAAGCATCTTATTACGCGACGTATACTTAGGCGAGAAGATCATACGGTCTTTAAGCTGTTCGAGGACAGAATACTGGAGGAACTCAGACTGAGATCTGGGTACGTCAAACAAGAAGAACTGCTTTGACTCATCGATGGCGTAGGCCAAGTCATCACGTTTCCCAATACTGAGACGCTGGGTGAGTTCACCATGCAAAGAGAGCCACCAACGGACGAACCACGACTTTCCAGACCCACCGAGTTCGTCAACGACGAAGATGATCTTTCTATCATCGGCATCTGCATCAAGGCGTGCGCCCAAGGCGCGCTGCCAGGTACGAGGTTCTCCTTCCACGAGCACTGGACTGGGATAAACCTTGTCGATCCATTCCATGATACGTCCGTATCTAATGAAGAGGCCGGGGAACTCGGACGCGACGCGGCGATCGGTTGGCTTGGTGGGCTGCTCAAGGACCCACTGTTTGAAGTCCGCAAAGTCGTTACGCTTCCCCTGCTCTGCGGGTACTTGTCCGAACTCCTCAAAGTCATGATCTTTCTTGCAATACGCGGACGCTTGCAGAGATGTTCCTCGGGCGACTTCATAATGCCCGCGATTTCCGAGAAGGAGACGGACGG